GAAATTGATTTGCTGCGCCGTCGAATTGGTGACCTCGAGTCAAGACTTCGTCACGACGAAAGCATCATGGAACGACGCGCCGCACTACGAACTGAAGGAGACCAAGCATGAGCTTTGACCAAATCTTGCCATACATCCCAAATGTAGGATTGCTTTTCACACTTGCATTGATTATTTTCATTGCACACCGAGCAAAGGATGTGAACTTCAATGCGTTTGATTATTTGATTGACCCATCAACAGGCAAAGCATCCATCACCAAGACGCTACAAATTGTCGCTGGTGTGACTGCAACATGGATTGTCATTCGTCTTGCAATCCAAGACAAACTCTCAGTTGAGATGTTCGTTGTGTATCTGGGTGCATTGGGTGTCAGTGAAGCATGGAGCAAATTTGTTGGTGCGAAATATCTCACCAAACCAGGTGAAGCAAGTCCTCCGCCAGACCAACCATTGAATGGATAAAACAAAGCCCGCATTCAGCGGGCTTTTTGTTAGAGTGAAGCTGGCAGGACATCTGCGATAACGTTTCGAACTGTATCTCTTGCATAGTTTGAAAAGTTGGACGCATGACGCAGCAATTCCATTGGTGACGGTCCACGATTTTGATATTTCTTGTAGTCCTTTGCTGAATCACTCAAATCAAGTTGTTTGAATACAGCAGTCCAATCCATGTCATCGTAGGTGATGTATTTGTCATATGCGAACGAGACATTCATGTGATGAAAATCCGTTGACTGACTCTGCAAATCCAAATCACCCAATTGAATTGGATATGCGTTGAGAATGATTACACCGTAAATTGTATTTCCGTTGTCGTCAAGCTGTTCGATATACAAGTCAACTGTGTAATCACGCTTGTAGCGCATATTACCAGTCTGTTGACTGCGCATCAAGTTCTTCCACGCTTCAAAGAATTTTCTCTCTGAGTACAATCCATCACAACGAATCGACATTTGAATTTCATCGAAGTTCACCATGTATGGCATTTTCTGGGTGATATGCTGGATGAAGTTCTCTTGTGTTGAAATGTTGAAACCAGGCAATTGAGTTGACTCAATTGAGAACTGCGACCAATACTCTGGTGTAACTACACCCTTAATTTCAGGCATTCCAACAGGAGCAGGCACCAGCATCGCGAAACGATTTGTCTTCGCAATTCCTCGGTCTTTGATGTCAGCCAGCAAATTGGTGATGTTCGCTTGTGGAGCACGACTCATATTCGTTGGATACTGCTCTCTCTTGGTAGATTTGTGTGGATGTTTTGGTTCATCCTTCTTCCAAGGGAGTTTTGGTAAATCTGGCATTTGAATGCTATCAGGAATCAATGGCATTAGAAGTCCTTCCAAATAGTTGAGCGATGAGCTTTGACGAACGATTCAGTTGGAAGGAAAATCGACATCTTCCATGCAGCAGCATCAATCATCACAGGTGCAATTACAACATGGTCAAACAAATACTGCTTGACGGCATGATTCAATAATTTCGTCTTGACGTAATAGCCAAGAAGGCCCCAGCTCAACTTCATCTTGTGGGTCTGATGAAAATTTGAGCCAGCAATCGCAAATAGTTCGCGCAAGATAATTGCACGGTCTTCGGGTTTGAGATAGTGGAGATTGATTCCCCAGAATCTGTCTGCCTCAATTCGGAAACACAAAATCAGAGGCTGCGTGTCGTAATACGGTAAGTCCTCTTTTGTCTTTGGGTCATACGCAAACAAGAACATCCCGCCTGGTCTCAATGGTTTTCTTTGACCGAGCAATTGAGCGCGAGCCAAAGGGACAACCATCTTTCGCACTTGTGTACGATACCAGTCATATGCCTTCTTTGTATTGTCTGACGTTTGTGGGCCGAGGGCTAATACGTCAAATACACTTTTCTTTGCCATTACTTCTTTCCACCTGGGAACAATTCCCGTTCAGTTAGCACTTGAAACTTCCACCCACGCTCTTGAGCATATTGTGTGGCAGCTTCCCATTTTTTCTGATTCTTAATCCACTCTTCACACTCACTTTGATATCGAGCTCGAGCCTTCTGTGTTCTAGCCTTTGCTTCCTTCGGGCGTTGAACTTGGTCGTAGGGCTTCACTTCAATGAGATATATGACATCGCCATGTGATGCAGTTCGTATCTTCACCTTGAAGTCGACGAAATATCGATGCCACTTCTCATCAACATCAAAGTAGTAGGGAACTATAATCTCTTCTGAAGACCAGCTCAAGACTGATGGATTCAAATCGCACCATTTCATTACAGCCATTTCCCAAGAACTTCTGAATACGATGTTTGTGTGATTGCCATCATATTTATGAGGATTTCGTGGATTGAAGAACCCCTGAGAGAGATTTTTAGTATTTCGCATCACTAAATTTAGCTGTATATCTCAATGGTCTTACTATGGCTAATAATCAACAAGCAGAAGTCACCCAAGCAAAGAGTTCGAAGAGCTTGATTGACATGAACAATCTATACTTTCCTGATGGATTGATTCTCTCTTCACCTACCAAACAATCAAAGAATGGAATTACGATGATTGGTGGAAAGGCGGCGGAGTCAATTGAATATGAACATCTAGTTCATTTCTACATCAATGAAACGAAGTCGACAACCGGAGTCAGTCAAGATTTGCTCGGTGAAAGTACTGACGGCGTCGTTCCACGTTCCCAACAAGGAAAGAACAATCCAGTGGCGCAAAACAACTCAGCTCAGAACGCCGTTGCAGGAGGCGCAATTGGTGCTGGAGCTGGATTCTTACTCGGCGGTCCAGTTGGTGCTATCGTTGGGGCAGTTGTTGGTGGTGTCGCTTCTCAGGGAACAAAATATGTTGAGAACGCAGCCAAGGCAGCTGAATCAGTTGCTGCTGCAAAGGTAATTCGCACGAAGGCAACAATCAGCCTTCCAATGCCACAAAACATTGCAACGTCATACATCAATAACTGGCAGATGGAATCAAACGATTCTAGTTCAATGATGGATACTGTGAAAAGTCTTGGTGCACAAGCTGAAGTGAAGGCACGTGATTTCATGACAAATACCATGAAGGCTGCAACAGGGAAATCAAATGTTGTGCAATCAGCAATGACATATCAAGGTCCAGTCAATCGTTCATTCCAATTTCAGTGGGATTTCTATCCAACGACACCAGCTGAGTCGAAGCGTCTTTGGGCGATTATTCAGATGTTCAAGTGGTGCTCATTGCCGGAACTAATCGACTCAGGACGTTTCTATCACGTTCCTCACACGTTTGATATCGAGTATCGTTATCGTGGAAAGCGAAACGATTTCTTGCCAATGACGTCAACTTGTGCGTTGACATCGATGAACGTGCAATATACACCAGTAGGACATTGGGCAGCATTCGACCCATTTGAAGTTGGTGTTGGTGGCGACCCAGTTAGACATGCAATTTTACAAGGTCTCGAGGGAGCTCCTCCAGTTGGTATTACGCTTGCGCTTGATTTCACTGAACTCGACTTGTTGACCAAGAACAAGATTGACCCTGAGTTGAATTTGACATTCAACACAACAGCATTCGAGAGTGGCGCAGCAAATGCTAAGGTTTCAGACAAAGGATTCTACTAATGTCATTCTTCACTAATTTCCCTGTCGTGAAATACTACTTCAGTGAGAAAGACCCAAACGAATACACCTTGCGACACATCATCCGTCGTTTTAAGGTGGAAGAACTCGTCAAGAAAAATGTATTGACCTACCAGAATTATATCATCGCTGAAGGTGACAGTCCTGACGTAGTCGCATACAAATACTATGGTCGTCCGGATTGGCATTGGATTATTCTGATGTACAACGACATCATCAATCCGTTGGTTGATTGGCCGCGCAGCTCAAAGCATGTGATGGACGAAGCTGTCTCAAAATACTTTGTGACACGCACAGCGACATTCACGATGAATTCAATAAATGTTGTCGTCAATGACGCAACAGGAATTCAAGTTGGTGCGACAATCAAGGGAATTGGAATTCCTGATGATTTGGTGGTCATTGGAATAACTGGGACGACACTGAAAACAAATATCGTCTCAACATTTTCTGGCGCAAAGACTGTGAAGATTGACACCGTGTTGAATACTCACCACATCGTCAACAGCAAAGGAATTATCGTCGACCCCGCAGTGTATCAAG